ATGCCTCGTTAAACGGGTGAGTTGAGGATCTGGCGCAGTACCAGGTTCACCAGCTCGCTGGTTTCGCTGCTGCTCGCGCCCAGGAACTGGCGAGCCGGCAGGGAGATTTCCCAGCTCTGCGCGCCAGAAGTAGCGGTTCGTTCTGTATCGAGGATGCGGATCAGCAGGCCTGCCTTGGCGTAGTTCAAGTGCTCCTGGATCCATGCAGCTGGCGGCCTCGATGCTGCCTTCTTACCGGGCAAGCGAACCTTGAACCCCAGCTGACGCAGGCGCTTGGCCTGCTTCTGGGTAGCCGCAGTGCCTGGGGGAACCTTGTTCCACTGGCGCATTTGGGCCGCGGTGCGTCGCTCGGATACGCCGTTGTGCTGCTGCGAAGCCACCCAGCGGGTAAGCGCGTTGCGCCACCCCAGTTCAGCCTCGTCGCCGTTCAAACGAGTGACCTCGAGGAGCTTGCCGAGGCCGGCCTCCATCTTCTTTTTGCCCTTAGTGCCGTCCTTGCGTGGGGCGAAAGGGGTCCCGTCCACGTTTCTTTGATTGCGGATGCGCTGCCGGCTCAGCGTGCGCACGCGCTTGCTTACGTTGTTGAGCAGGCGCTTGCGCTTGGCCAGGGGCAGATCCAGGAGGGCCAGCAGGTTCTCGGCCTCGAGCATGCCGCGGACGTCCAGGGCGAGATCGTTAGGCGCCATCAGCGCTCACCTCCCCTGCTTCGGCCACCCACAGCTCAAACGGGGCAAGGGTCCAGGTCCTGCTGAACGCGATGATTTCGCCATCAGGGTCCTCGACCAGGTGCTGGGGTTCGATGAACTGCACCTTGATGTCCACGTCAGCCAGATCGTTGTCGAGCATGACTACGTCAAAGGCGACGCTTGGCAGGTCTGCGCGATCCTTGTCGTTTTGCTCAAGCCAGCTGCCAACCAGGGCAAGCAGGCGGACCGGTTGGTCGGCGAAGCGCTCAATGGCAATAGTCGCGGTGTAGCGCATATCGCTCATGTGCATGCCTTCCTCGCCCGGCTTCCAGATGAGGTCCATTTGCACCTGGTCGGTCCAGCTGTCGAGCTGCTCAGGCAGCACCAGCTGACACTCGATCAGATAGCGGGTCAGCGCCTGCAGCTTGATCACAGCAGCACCGCCGTGATGCGGCCGCGGCCCTGCAGGGTGCGTATGGCTTGCTGGCTGTAGGCTAGGAACGTCTCAGTACGCTCGGGCGCTTCCTTGCCAAGGTTCTCGGCGGCCTCACGGCGGTTGATCGTCGCGAAGTCGGTGAGGGCAGTAGCCTTGGCGCGGCAGTACACGGCGCGCTTGTACAGAGCGACCTTGGAGGCATAGCCCCAGCCCTGGACGGTCATAGGGTCAGCCGCGGCTCCAAGGTTCGATACGCCGGCATCCCGAAGGACGGCCTCAACGCGGGCAAGGTCGGCATTGACCTCGCTCACGGCTACAACAAGTTGAGTGGCCAGCGTTTCGCTCAGGTACTCACCGGGCAGGCGGTAAGCCTTCTGGTACTCAGCCAGGGAGAGGTCCGGCCAGAAGCCGTTGTTCTCGATGGTCTGGTCCACCACGGTTGTTGGCTTGCCTGAAAAGCTCATCGCTGGCCACTCGAAAAGGGCAGGTTGCTGCTGCGGGAAGGTCGGGGTCATGAATGACTCGGCCTTGCCGTAGCAACTCCCTGCGGGGGGGAAGACGGTTACTCGGTGTCGGTGCTGTCGCCGGCCGGCTCGTGCTCGGCCGCTGCCTGCAGAACTTCATCGAGACGGGTTGCAACCTGGGCCGTGGCCTGACCGCCTTCAGCGATCGCCTTGGCCAACGCCTTGCGTGAACCCGCCAGGCGCGTTCCTACGCCAATGCTTTCGTACAGAGACTCGGCTCGTTCGAAGTGCACAATGGCGGAGGCCCAATCCTTGCGGTCCATTGCCAGCACGCCGAGTTGTTTGTGGTATCGAGCCGGAATGCGTTCGAACAGGGACCACTCACCATCCACTCGGGGCAGCAGGTTGCTGACGTAGGGCTCAGGGCTACGACCGGCCTTGTATTCGGCCTCGGCCCAATCGATCACCTCGTCCGCGATGAAGGTCGGCACGTCGCGGTCGAAGCCTTCCGGCAGTTTCTGACCTTGAGCCATCGCGAAATCGGCCAGCGCCAGTGCTGGTTCAAACTGCGCGGTATCGAACAGCCAGATCACGACGTACATCAGTACCTGGTTGGGGAAGTTCAGGCCGGATTCGCCGTAGCGACCGACGTATTCCAGGTACTTGGGCAACAGCTCGTCGCGCTTGATGAGCTGCCGCTGCTCGAGGCTGTTGAGACCCTTCAAGCGCTCGAGGTCCACCTTCAGGGCGTCCTCCATCAGCTTGTAGTGCTTCTGCGCGTTGGCCGGGCTGCTCAGCGCTGCCGCCGGAGAGTAGGCCGCGGGTGCGACACTGGCGGCAGCAGCTGCCGTGCCTTGTGCGATGGTGCGCCGCTTGTGCGCCAGTGCGAGGCTCATCAGATCACCTCAACGTTTTCGGTCAGGGCGATCTTCTCCAGCTGCTCGATCACATAGCCTTCGTTACGGCTGTTGTAATCCTCGACGCGGGAGCGTTTCGGGTTGTCGACGGTCTGCTTCCGCCAGCTGGTGTCCTGGTAGTAGATCGACAGGTTGTCGAAGCTGGTAACCAGAACCGCGTTGACCGGGAAGTACGGCACGCTGAACGCTGGCAGACCGCCGTAGGTGGCGATCACCTGCTGGCTCTCGATGCGTTCCTTCTCGGTCGGCGTGCTGCCCTGGCTGGTGTACAGCTTGGCCTTGTCGGCGGCCAGCAGGTCGCTACCGATGATGGCGACCAGGTCACCACCATCACGCACGCGCTCATCGATCATCTGCTTGGTGTCGTGCACCAGCGCGTCGAGGTTCGCATAATCGCCCCCGACGCCCATGGTGACCTTGCCAGCCACCGCACCTTCCTTCAGCACCTGTGCGGGTACCTGCTCACGAGCTTGCTGCAGCCAACCCTTGTTCACGTCTTGGAGCAGAGGGTATTGGGTCATGTCGGTCTGGACGGCAGCATGAGTACCGTGGAAGCCGACCATGATGCGGTCCAAGGCGATTTGCTTCTGCACCGCGGCCGAGTACTTCTGGTGGAAATCGGGGAATTTCGCCCAGGCATCGATCTTGGCGTAGGCCAGGCTGACATCCGACTCGGTCGAGGACAGCTCATAAGTGTCCTGGTCCAGTGCCGAGGCATCTTTCGCCTCGCGGTCGGTGGTCTTGGTGTTAGTACGACCGGTCACTGGGCCAGAGGTACCCAGGAACACCTTCTGGCCCTTGATTTCAGTGACCGGGGTAATGTTGATGCGCTGCAGGAAGTCGGCCTTCGCGGTGATCGCGTCGTTCAATTCCTGCGCGATGGTGGGCTCGACGCTGAACATACGGGTGACAACTTCCACCCCGTAGGTTTCGGCCATCGCCACTTGCATCGCAGCGTACATCTGCGCGCCGTAGAGACTCAGATTTTGGGCCATGTCAGAGCACTCGCTTCACTTTATCGGTGGTCACACCAGTGGTGCGAGGCACCTGGCGGCCTTGTGGTGTGTTCTGCAGCGCGCTGAATTGCTTCTGCAGGTCTTTCAGGGCCGAGAGCACAGCCTTGTTACCGCCACCATTGCGGCGGAACTCGCGTTCCTCTTCAGCCGTGGTGACGATCTCGTCTACAGCGGTGCTCACATCGTCGACCAAGGTTTGATCGGGTTCTGGTGCATCTTCAGCGGCGGGTTCGATCACTGCCTGGATGCCGGCAGCGACAACCAGCAACTGGGCCAGCAGGGCTTTCAAAGCCGTGGCGGTAGCTTCATCCATTGGGGGTTTGCTCTCGGTTTGAGTAGTTGGGGTTTCGGGGGCGGGAGCCTCTTCAAGGCCAAAGCGCTTGAACAAGCCTGTGAACATCGCAACGAGCCGGCCGATCTCACCCTGGGGCTGGTCGTCGTTGAACGAGCCCATGGCGACTGATGCCGCGTAATAGGAGGTGTCATTGGAGCGCTTCGAAAAGTAGAGCTCCTGGGTGCCAATGCTCGCGGGCTCGTCGGTGACGCCAAGGCCGGTCAAATACGCTTTGCCGGTACCGCGGAAGTTCGGGGTGATTTCGACGCTGCTGAACAGCTTCTGCCCGCGATCGTTCAGGTAGAGCAGTTGGTCGTTGGGCTTTAGCTGAGCTTCCAAGGCCAGCTCGCCAGGCTGCAGATCATCAGCATCCTCAACCAAGCGCACGGCGTACACGGTGCCGTGGGAGCCAGGCCAGCGATCGTGATCGCACCAAATCACTGCGGTGTAAAACGACGGCTTGTAGGTTTCAGCAATGTCGCGCAGGTCCTGGGCAAAGATCTCGCGACCATCGGCGGTCAACCCGCTGACGGCCACACGTTTCCAGAAAGAGACAAGGGAGCGAGGCATGGGGACCTGATGAGTTCATGACTTTGAGGCCCCCACCATATGGCCCTAATCTGGCCCCAACAAACGGTTTGCTTTCGCCCTCCTCCTATTTGCACGTTATAGGATAAATGCGAAAACTTACCGGGAGTTAGCATCTCAATCGGCGCTTAGACTGCGCCGCATGTACTACTCGAACGAAGTGAAAGAAGCTGCCAAACGCCTGTTCCTGCGCCGCTGCAAGGCAAAGGAAATCCAGGCGCAACTCGGGCTGCCCAACGTCCGGATCGTCTATTACTGGATCCGGCAGGGCGGATGGGAGGACATGCTCACCGACGAGGAGCCACTGACGGCCGTAAGCCGTCGCATCACGCTTCTTTATGAGAAACCCGGGGTCCTGACCGAGGCCGAGCAGAACGAGCTCGACCGGTTGATCACCCAG